CCAGCTCTGCCGCCGGGTCTATGATCGCGTTCTGCGCTTCGAATGGCTGGTACTGATACCCCTCAAGCGTTGCCAGGATATTGTCAGCCATTGCCTGTGTCCCCCAGGGGCAGCTGATGGTCAACGTTCTGCCGGTATCGTTGCCGGATTCGTAGTACAGCTCGGCGGTGACATTGATGACCACCTTCGAGTAAGCGCCAAACTGCTTCGATACAAGTAGGGACTCGGCGTTCTTGCCAATGGAGGTCGCGCCGGTCTGCCTGTCAATCTGCAAAAGCCGATAGACCAGCGTAATAACCGCCGCCGTGCTTAACCAGACATAGTTCGCGCCTGTCAGCATGGTCATGGCAACAGGGGATATGCTTGCGAGCGTTTCAGCGCCGCCAAGGTCTACCACCTGAGCGCCGGTGGTCGGCGTGGCTCCAGCTGAGTACTCGTCCATGCTGGACATCCAGGGGCCGGTGAGCGTTTCGCCGTTATAAGAAGCGTAATACGGTCGTGCCTTTACTTTGCCGGTTATCGGATTGACGGACCCGGCATATACAGTTGCGCCAAAGCTGATGGCGTACTCGGTTGCCTGTGCCTGTTGGTTGGTCGGGCCTACATATGCAGACAGGCCGGTAGAGCCGGTGATCGGGCAGATGTTTTCGTAGGGAGTCCACTCATCCACGTTCGCGGTGGTTACGGAGAATCTGAAACTGATGTACTTGCCATTCGTCCAGCTAAGAGAACTTGACGAAGCAACAGACAAAAATGTGCCGTTGGTAACGGTGAAGGAGGATCCCGGAGAAACTGCAACGGTCGTACCGTTGTTTGATACGTTAAGCCGGATTTTGTTCAATGTCGCATTTGTTACGTTTGTATCGAAGTCCCAGACATTGAAAATGTACGTGCCGTCCGGGATAGAGGCGTTCCTGATCACAGACGAAAGCGCGGCGGAGGTCACGATTGACGAAGTAGAAACGCTTCCTGAGGCAGACACCGTCATGAGTTCGCCGGAGACGGACAGATGCTTGTTAGAGCCTGAAGAAATGTTCGTGGCATCGGATACGCCGAATTTGTTCGCTCCGCCGCCAGCTGGCCACGGTTTAGAGTAGCCGTGAAAATCCTGTGTCGGCGTTATCGGGATTGACAACGAATCGAAAACGCCACCGAACGGAGCATCAAAATAGATTAAACTGCCGGTTGCAGTAATCGGGGAGGAATAGTTAGACAATTATCCTGTCACCTCCGAATGTTATGGAGAGTCCTGCCGTGTTGATCAGGTAGTTCGTCTCTGCCGGCATACCGTTTACCGTGACGAGCCGCAGATGCCCGAAATCGTCCATTATCCAGCACCCGGCGTACATAGCCGCGATATAGCCAAGCACTTCACGGCAGGAGTACTCCGCAGGGATCGGCACGTTGTAGCCGTGAGTAATCTGCGATGATACATCATCATCGAGAGTAAATCCCAAGAACGTAGCGATCTCGTTGACAGCTTGTATGTCCGTCATGGGGAAGTTCGCAATGGGGACGAGCTGCTCCGCCATGAGCATTGCATCGAATCCGTGGAGTTTCATCACATCGACAGCATCGTTTTTCGTGTACTCTCGCGTGTCGATGTAAAACTTGCCCTTCGGTAGCCACTCGCTCGTCAGCACTCCGTTCGTGATCCTGATGTACGGCTCGATGAGCGCCATGCGCGGGATGTCCACGGTCGGCTTGATCAGCGCCACATCTATCTCCGCCGATATGCAGGAGCCAAGGACAGGAGAGGATGCAAACACGCTCCTGTTGATTTCGATGCTTTGCAGGACATCCTCTCCGTAGTCCACCCCGGCTATGGCAACCTTCCATTCTGCCCTGTGTTTGCCGGACAGGATGGTGGTATAGGTCGATGATACAGTTTGCATATCAAAGCTCCGTCAATGTGATAGAGTCGATGTCGTTCCACTTCTGCCCGCAATACAGGCATCGGGACAGGAACTGCGCGGATACAGAGTCGATGGTCATCTGCGCGGTCACGTTCGCGTTACGCTGCAAGCAATGGTATTGCACCTCGCAAGGAGCCGCCAGCAAATCAGCGCACAGCGCAGCTGCGGAGGCTGCCGTTTGTGGATTCAGCTTCACGGAGATCTCTCCGCGCACCCGGAGCAGGGCAGTATGCCCAAAGCCGTCAAGAGTCTGTATCGTCTCTCCGTAGACAGGCGTGACGGATGTCCTGTATGAGTCACGCTCGACCAGGTTGGTGTAGTCGTGGCTGTTTACCATGAATGTGTACTTGCTCATCCGTTAGCCCTCGCCATTCTGCCCTGGTACTTTGTGACCGTCTCGCCAATTATTCTGCCGTCAAGCACACTCTGCACCACGATTGTGGTAGGAGCAGTTGAGGCAGCGTTATTGGTCAAAGGCGTGACGGTCGTCTTGCCGTTGCTCACGTTCAGCAACTCCGGACCGGCTTCACCAACGATGGCCTGGCCTTTAGTGACCACGCCGCCGTTTGCAAGCATGGGGATGTAACCGATCTTGCCGATCTGGACACCGAATACGCCGGCGAGCTTGTTCGCTTGTCCGATGAGCCAGTTGATGCCGTCAATGATCTTGTTGATCATGCTGATAATCGCGTTAAGAGGCCATTTGAACACTAACGCGAGGCCGTCCATGATGCCAGAGAAGATTTTTTTAACACCTTCCCATGCTCTCTGCCAATCACCGGTGAACACGCCTCGGATAAAGTCGATTATGCCATCAAAGATCTGTTTGATACTGTCCCAAACATCTTTGATCTTATCGAAAAATCCGTTCAGGATCCCGCCAAGAACCGGGCCGAATACTTCCGTCCAATCCTTCGCAAAGATGCTCTGGAGCCAATCGTCAAACCGCTGAAGCATTGCCTGGATTTCGTCTCCCTTTGTCGCGATCAGCACCACCAGGGCAACGATTGCCGCAATGACCAGCGCCATAGGATTCGCCATGAGCCATGTCAAAGCGGTAGACACGCCGTTGATAAGGGTCGGTATTGCTGCCACCATGCCGGATATCTTAGATATCAGCGAAGCCAGCGGAGAAATGGCAGCAATAACAGCCAACACGCCAATGATGGTTTCAATCTGATCCGTGTTTAGGCTGCCGATGAATGTGAGAAGCCGTCCGATCAGGCCGATCACCTTCTCTAACACAGGTGTAAGTGCCTCCATGGCCTTGGCTCCGGTTTCTGCAAGCCGCGCCTTTGCCTGTGCTTTCAGCGTGTCGATTTCGTCATTTACTTTATTTAGCGAGTCGAGCGTGTCCTGGGACATTATCAGCCCAAGGTCCTCTGCTTCCTGGCCAAGCTCCTTCAGCGACTTACCGCCATCGTCTACAATTCCCGCCAAGCTATCCGCGCTTTTGCCGAAAATAGCCATGGCCTTTGCGTCACGTTCCGTTTCATTGTCTATATCGCCCAAAGCCGCCAACGTGTCGTAAAATATTTCGTTTATATCGCGAAAACTTCCGTCTGCATTCTTCGTCTTTACGCCCAATGCCGCAAGTTCTTTTGAATCGGACGCAACGGCTTTTTTAAGTTTTTTTGCCGCGCCGGTGATATCGTCCATCGAAACATCAACGAGATCGCTGGCATACTGGAACTTTTGAAGCTCATCCGTGGAGAAGCCGGTCTGCTTCGCAAGCGTATTCAGGTCATCAGCTGATTGAACGGTTTTGTAAGCAAGTGCGCCAATGGCTGCAAGCGCCGCCGCAGCCGCGCCACTCAACTCCTTTGTCTTGTCCGCAACCTTCTGCGCTCCCTGGGACACATTGTCAGCCGCCTGGGAGATGCCGGACATGGCCTCGGATGTCTTCTTGGATGCTTCTTCAAGGTTTCCAAGCTCGCGCTCGGTGTTGATGATCTCGCGCTGGAGGGCCATGTACTGGTCGGAGTTTTTGTCTACTCCGTTCTGGTCCATCGTGGCCTGCGCCTGCTTCAGGTTTTCCAGTTTGCCCTTCGTGTTCTGTATCTGATCACCGAGGAGCTTCTGCTTCTGCGCCAGCAGCTCCGTGTTCTTCGGGTCGAGTTTCAGGAGGCGTTCAACATCTTTGAGCTGTTCCTGCGTGTTCTTGATCTTGCCGTTGACATCCTTCAAAGCCTTGTTCAGGCCAGAAGCGTCTCCGCCCAGCTCTATTGTTATGCCTCGTATCTTTTCAGCCATGTTTCTTCCCTCCAAAGAAGGAGTAAATATCGTCCTGTGTAGCCTTGTATGGGTACTTCTCCTGATCGTTCGCCTTTTCTACGAACAGATCGAATACCATGCCCATGCTCATGTTCTGCAAGGCATCGTCCGACAATCCCAGCTCGGCACACCTCAGCATGAAGATGGCTCCGTTGGCCTCACGAATTGTCGGCCTTACTTTTTTCGCGGTGTGGAGGTCGTTTCAAGTCCGGCCACCCATAGCTCCAGTATCTGAGGCAGGACTTCGTATATACTGAACACGCCGTCAATGCCGTCCAGCCATTCGTCAGGGTCGCTTGGTATATCCGGATCTGCGGCTTTCGCCATGACCCAGGCTACATTTTCAAAGATGGTCAGGTCAAGAGCAGAGAAAGTCCGCCCTTCGTCCGTTGCGTCCTCCTTCGCGGACATAGCCTTTTTGTACGTTTCCTCAAGCTGGCTCATGTCCTTGATCAAGTCACGCCCGAACTTGAAGCGGTATAAACGAGGAATGAGAGCCGAAGCTCTCATCCTCATACTCTTGCCGCCGATGTTCAGCGTGCGTTCCATTATGCCTCCTCAAACACCGTGGTGAACCATCCGGTCTTCGTTGCCGTAGGCGTGTCAGCGGTAGTCCGCGCAAGCACACGACCGTCACCCAAGGGAATGGCGGAGATGTCGCTGGACTGGGTCTGAGGCTCCTTGGTGTCCTCGTTCGTCTGCGAGCCGATGCCCGGACGAGTGCCGCTCACGTTGTACAGGCAGTACAGCTCTTCGTCAGCGTCACCGTCAATCTGGTACAGGAGCGCAAAGGACTTGGGATTCACGCTGGAGTTTTCGGTCAAGACCTTGGAGGTCGCGCCGAGCGTGTCGCCCCAGATGTCCTGCATCATTTCATCAGAGAACCGCGCCATCTCCAGCGTGCCGGAGTAGCCGTTGTTCGCGATGCTGTTGTAGAACACGATGCCGTCCGCGTAGAACGGAGAGACTTCGCCCTCCTGGGAGAGGTCGAGAGAAACAGCGCCCCGCACAGCCTTGGGAGTACCCCAGGAGTAGGAGATAACGCCGTTGTTTTCGGTCTCGGTGAGTACGGCATAGTGTACGTTCTTCAGGTTGAACCTTACTTTGTTTTCAGCCATGTTTACACCTCAATTTCATAGGTTATTTCGTAGATTTTCTGATCTTCAAGGAACTCGATGGACTTCGTGTAATACATATCCGTCAGAGCCTCCTCGACAACGGCCTCCGTGGCCTCGTCCCGCTTGTCCGTGTACAGGTTCACGGTCACGACCTTCCGCGCATAATAGACGATTCCGTCTGCGGCGAAGTTCCTGTCCTGTCCCTGGTAGAAACAGATATACGGCCTGTCCTTCTCTTCCAAAGGCACGGACGAATAGCTGACAGGGATCTTCGTCTCATCGAGCAGCGTTTTCAGTTCTTCAAGAGTCATTCTTGATTCCCTCCACAAGCGTGTCTATGGCTTCGGCTTCGACCTTCGCTATATGTGGTCGAGCAGCCACGTACCCGCCGTTCACTTTCCGGTGTCCCTTTTCAAGCAGGTGCGTGATGTAGTAGCGCTTCTTGTTCAGCACAACTTTCTCATACGCCCACTTGTTCGTCTGCGCTGTCTTCTTCGATTCCCATCCGGACGAGTATCTCCCTGTCCGGACAGGTGAATCGGATCTGAGCTTGCTCACGGCTTCCTTCGCCGCCTTGTCGACAGCTCGCTTCATGGACTTGACGGTTGCACCCTCATACTCGGTGAGGATCTCGTTTATGGCGGTCGCCATGTCGTCCGTCTTCATGCCGTGCCGGCCTCTCTCTGAGCGTACAGCTCCATCGTGTCGGATGTCGCTCTGTACATCCTGTACACGCTGTACCTGTTGCCCAGGTATTCGATGATCGTTTCGCCGTTGTAGTCCGGTGCGAACATCGTGAACCGTATCTCCGGTGCGAGGCCTATCTGCGAAGCGTTAAAGAACTCGGTGGCGGAAACGCTGGACACGTTCGCGTACACCTTCCGCAGCTGCTCGGTCGAGATCCACTCGCCAATGGCGTTCTGAGTCTTCGTCTCTACAACGAGATATATCGGCGTGGATCTGTCCATCTTATGCCTCCAAGCCGTAACCGGTACACGTTATGAGCTGGGCCTTCTGCTCATCGTAGGACGCTTTGAGCCGGTCGTAGTCGTCCGGTTGCCCGAAGTGGAGCCGGCAGTAGGTGATGATGGCGCGGATCAGCAGCGGGTCGGTCGTGGCGCTGTCAGCCGTAACGCCGACAATGCCAAGGTCGCCACAGGCCGCGTTGATAAGGTCGGTTATCTCGCCGTTGAAATCGTTGGACACGACCCGAAGCGCAACCTTTACTTTTTCAAGCATACGCCCACCTCCATGTAAAGATGGAGGAGCCAGCTCGCACCAGCTCCTCCGTTGTCAGCTTTAGTTGATGTAGGCAGCGGCCTTCACCTTGCGGAGAGTACCCTCAGCGCGGAGGTAGGAGCCGATGACGAAGCAGGCGTTCTTGGCATCCCGCTGAGTCTCGACCATCGTGTCATGGATGATGTTCAGCACGAACAGGCCAGGATCCACGATGGTGACCTTGGTGGCGGCGTTGTCCAGCCGGACTTCGATGCCGAGCGCAGCGCCCATATTGAAGGGGCTGCCCTGCTTGATCGCGCCGATGATCTCATAGTAGGAGGCGGCGGGAGCGTACACCACAGGACGGCGGGCCTGCTCGGCAAGGGCCAGAGCGGCCTTGACATCGGCGTACAGGTCGGAGGTGGCGGTCACCTTCTGGCCGTTGCCTGCATCGGACAGGATCCGGGCGAACACATCCTTGGCGAGCGCGTCACCGAGAGCGTCCGCGACTTCCTTCACAAGGAAAGTCTCCATAGCGCCCTGGCTCATCTTAGCCTCGGCGTAGGACAGGGTCACGTAGGTGTGGTAGTCAGCACCGACCAGCACCACATCCACGCCGGTCATGCTCTGCTCGGAAGAGGCCGCGCTGTCCATCTTCTTGGTCACAGCGGCGGGGGTCATCCGGGTCACCTTGATGGCGATGCCGGAGCGCAGGATGGCGACATCCCGGAGGATGGGGTGGTCGTTGCTGATCTGATCCCAGATCTGCTCGTCCAGGGCGACAGGCAGAGCAAGGCCGTCACCGTAGGCGCTGTTATCCGCCAGGATGGCACGCTGCTCGGGAGTGGCACGACCAACCAGGTTGGCCATGAAAGCATCACGATATTCTTTGGATTCGGTATTGAACATTTCTTTCTTCTCCTCTTTTTCTTCGATCAGGTTCAGAGTTTCGATTTCTTCTCCGTCACCGTTCTTCACGGCTTCACGGATCTCGTTCCGCTTGGCTTCCTCAGCCTTGCGGGTTTCCAGTTCCTCGTTGATGGCGCGGGCCTCGCTCTCAAGCGCGTCCAGGTCGGCTTCGGGAGCATCGATCTCGGTCGCGATAGCGGCGCGGCGTTCCATCAGCTCATCAACGCTCATGTCTTTGAAATTCATTCAAAGCACCTCCGTCAGTATTCTGATTTTCTGCTTCCTCCGCTCAATTTCGCGAATCCTGGCTTTTTCGCTCTCCAGCGACTCCTTGGCGCTGTCCAGCGCTTCGGAAAGGCCCCTCGCCTGAATGGAGGTCTGCGAGTATGCCGGGAACGTGACAGCGCTCACCTCGTACACGCGGCGGATGGACCGCACGTGCCGAACAGGGTGGTCGGTATCAACATCGTCCCAGCTATCCTTATCCACCGTGAACATGAAGGACATACCATCGATGTCACTTCTTTCCACGGCAGAGTACAGGCTCTTTGCTTCGTTGTTGTTCTCGGTGTCGAGGTCGGCGCGGATAACAAGGCCGTCATCGTCCACCGTCAGCTGCATGGTCGAGTTTGCCGTGTTGTTGCGGCTCCTCGCGAGCGGGATCATGTCCACGTTGTGGTTCACCAAAAGGCGAACATCCTTCAGGTCCGTGGTGTCCAAAGCGCCGCGCTCGATGACCTCGTCATACCAGCCGAGATCCGTGCGCTGCCCGAAGACGATGGGCCTGCCGGTGATGACGCGCCCCCGCTCGTTCTGCTCT